GTTACTGACATTTACGAATTCAAATTCTCCATTTTCATTTTGTCTGATCATGGGAACGTGATTTTCGTAATTTTCATTGATTTTTTTAGTCTGATCAATGTAAATTTTAATTTCTTCGTCAACAATGAAATTATGTTCGTCAACAAATGACATTAAAAACAAAATACTCTTTTCGTCTAATGAAAACATCCAACATTTGTCGTCGTTGTTCCATGTTGCATAGTCTAAGTTGCTCTTGGCCTGTCTAAATTTTGTCAATAATATGTCATCGTAGGGAAATTCTACTTTGATTGCCTTGTTATAGACCTTATGGTCAATTAATGACACACGTTTTTTATGTTGTATGGTCCTAAAAGGATTTTTGAAGACAGGATTATCAATAAATTGATCAATATCTGAATTTATTGCTCGAGAAATTTCAGGTTTATATTTTTTAATCAAATTTAAAACAAGTTTTCCTTGTTTTTCAGTCAAATTTGTGTTACCTGACAGTTGCATGTCAATGCTTGAGATCACCATAGTGTCAAAAGTCGGTATATATGACCTTTTTGTTATTTTGACCAAGGTAAAAAACAAATCTTCTACGAACATATTGATTAAAGTGTTATATCTTCTAAGCCAGCGGTTCTAAGTTTAATGATATTGCTCAATTGCCATTGTTTAATGTCCAATGCTTTAATAATTCCCAACCATTGATTTCTAAGCATGGCAAATTCGTTGATAATTTTTTCCATATCAACCACATCTGCCTCACCGTCGACATATTTTTCCACATCTCGACTGCTCAAGGCACGTTGATAGTTTTCTAAATACTTTTTAAAGGCTTTGCTGCGGACTCTTCTTAATTCAATGTTAAGATATTCAAGTATTGCTTCAATTTCTTGAAGTTGGTTGAAGCGATGTTCAACAATACCAGGTAAAGAAGAAGAGGCTTTTTCTACGTTTCCGTAAATCTTTGCCTCTTTCTTTGCAGACTCAATTTCTTTGTAAAAGTATTCTATGCAATCTGGAAGATTAGTAATATCCTTACTAACCTTAGAATACCAATTCATTTAGTAGTCCTCGTCGCCGTAGTCCACTTCTTCATCATCTCCATCGAGACCTTTATATTCTTCAAGAACCAAATCAATTGCTTCATCAAGATGTGAATCAAATCCTTTCATACCTTCGAGGGTTTCAAGATCTGTATCTTTGTTAACAAGAAAATCTACAAATTGATTAGCAGCAATTTCTTTGTTCTTTTCAGGAATATATTCCTTAAAAGTATCCCAAATTTCAATAATTAAACTTTCATCCATTATCATTCCTTTTCATCAACAGTATCAGCAACCACAGGAGTAACCGCAGTCTTATCCCATTCTAACATGATACTCATTAATTTATCTTCTGTCCAGTTTTTTCTAAACTCGGAAATAATTTCACCTGTTTTCTTACTTACATATTGTAACTTATTTCCGCTTTTTGTCAAAACTCCCATCTTTTCAAACATGTCAACAAGACCAGAAGTTGGACTCATTCCTGTTGAGTATGGAATTTTAACTTGAACAGATTCAAAAGGTTTTGCATAACGAGTTTTCATAATCTTACAAGCAGATCGAATACCGAGAACATCACTTACCTTATTACCGTCTTCATCTTCCTTGAGTTTAAGTTTCTTCATAGCAACAACAATGCTTGATGCATAGATAAAACCTTGACCACCTGAAATTTTATCATCAGGATCAAACATATCTTGGCTGGCATATGTATGATTAGTTGCTACTAATCCAACATTAAAACTACCAAACATGTTAACACAATTGCGGACCAAAGCGGTCAGTGCTTTGGGCTTACGGCCCATGTCACCTTTTAAATCACCTGCTTCGAATTGATTAACATCAGTAGGTGTAAGCAGCATACCAAGACTGTCAATAACAAACAATACCTTAGGGCGTTCGCCTTCTTGCATTGCTTTATATTCCTTCATAAACTCGTTAATAGTTTTAGCAACGTCATCGATCATTGCAATATTGAGTTTAAGGAGTTTCGATTCATCAGTATCTACACCTAATGCTTCAAGCCAATCTTTGTCAAGTGCGTTTTCAGTGTCGACTAATACAACAAAAATACCATCTTGTTGTGCGTGGCGAATAAGATTACCCGAGCAAATATATGATTTACCTGCTCCAGACTCACCGGCAAACACCGTTACCTTACCAAGGGGGACCCCCTTAAAGAAGTCCCCGCTGATAAGATAGTTCAGGGCGTAGTTACCAGTTGAGATCCAATCTGTAGGATCGTTAAATCCAATACCAAGACCTTCAATAGATTTAGTGATGGATTTACGAAACTTTGAAATATCAAAGGCTTTTCCCATAAACGTCTCCTATTATTGTTGTTGACGCTTACGAATCATCGCAATGATATCTGCTGCTCGTCCACTGGCTTCGTTACCGGGAGTTGCGGTTTCTTCAGTCTTCTTAGGCTTAGAAACAGATTCAGCAACCGGAGCCTTCACAGCAGTTTTAGCGGGTGCTGTAGCCGCTGTTTCAAAAGGGACGTCATCTTCCTCGGCTACGCTTTTAGTAGCTTTTGCACTTGCAGATGCTGCCATACCGGCTGGCTTGAAGTATTGACCCCAACGATCCATATCAAATGCTTCACCGTCAACAGACGCTTCGAACATTTCCTTAATGACCTTAAGTTCAACTTCACCTGGCTTCTTAGGCAGGAAGTCCTTGAGATTAAACAGACCATACTGTTCAACCGCAGCCTTTTCTTCTGCGCTCAAAGCACGTTCACGACGACCCCAAGTAGAAGTAGAGTAATCAGCATAACCTCCCTTGCTGGTCTTAATGATCTTGAAATCAAGACCGCGAACATAGTCAGTAGGCAGTTCTTCAATCTCACTATCCATTAGAGCATTTTTAACAATGTTGAAGATTTGTGAGCCGATAATGAATCTACGGATAGGATTTTCCGGAGTCTTATCTTCTTGTAGTTTGCTGTCAACTACGAAGCCTTGGAACAGATATGACTTCTTCTTCCAATATTTGCGACCCATATCTTCCAAGCTCTTGTCCTTAAACCAAGGGCGAACTTCGGTAAGCACAGGGCAAGTTTCTCCCCACATTTCCATGCAAGGAACTTGAACTGTAGTAGGTTTAGAATTAGTTTCTCCCTTAATTCCAGCAAAGGGCAATTTAATCATTGCTCGTTCCAGCCAGAAAAAAGTGTTATTAGTATCACCGTCCGGAAGGAACCGAACAGTTGCAGTTTGACCTTCTTGGATGTTCCAATGCGGGTAAATTGCATTGTCTCCAGAGCTAACTGCTGTTTGACTTGATTGTTGTAGTTTTGCGCGAATTTCTGCTAAAGTTGCCATAATGTTTCTCCTTAATGTTATGCCTTTAGTTTGCCATTTCTTTAAAGCCCACTGACTAAAAAGAAAAACTGTGCATGTGTTTAGTATGCACAGTTTTATTTATTAATGCAACCTCAAAAGGCTGCAAAATATGACTTATTTTACCAAGCCAGCTAATTTCAAAATACTTTCCATTTCTGATTTTGCATGTCCTGCTTTTTCAGCAGCCGATAAAACATCAGCACGATCTCTGTAGTCTCCCTTGTATACACCTTTCTTTAAGTAAGGTGTGTATGTTTTATGATGTTCTGGGTTAATATGTTTAAGAACTTTATCTGCATCTGGATGTATTTCACCTTTTAGCTCTTCTGCTGTAGGTTGTTCTTCGCCTTCAACTTTAGCTCTTAATTTTCCTGCCAATTCTTTTAAGCGTGATATTTCATTACTTTTTTCGCCCATAAGTTTATCTCCGTGACGTTGTTGCCATTTCATGGTTAATTTTTGCATGTATTTTTCAGCGATTTGACGAGCTTGTTGTCCTGCCTTTTCACCAAATTTTTCACTTATAGTTTTTTCTACATCGATTAAAATACCTTCATGGCCGTTAAATGGTCCAACGGTTGGATTTGATTCATTAAATCTGCTGTTAATTAGTTTTGCGATTTCTTCTAACATTGATCCTTTTTTATCTTCAGCAATTGGTTGTTCAGCTGGGGGTGCTTCGGGTGCAGGTGCTACTGGTGCAGGTGCTGCTTGAGCAGGTGCTGGTTGAGCAGGTGCCGGTTCAGGTTGTGTTACTGCACCTTCACTGCTAAACAATTCAGGTAAGTCTTGTTTCCACTCAGGAAATTTTTCTTCTACCCAATTTTTAAATACTGTGATTGCAGGGCTGTCTAAACCTGTTTGGTCAAGATTTTCTGTATCTTGAGCTATGTCAAACAATCGTTGTTTTAGATCTTCGTCGTCGGAATCTCTTTCATCAAAATCAAATAAATCACTTAGTTCGCTCCAAGCATTAACACCATCGGTGCCTAAACTAATTGATGCTAATTTTTCTTCTAATGACATCCCACCTAATTTATCATTTACTGCATCTAAGTCTAATCTACCCTGTTCAACGGATTCTGCCCATTCTTCAAATTCGCCAAAACCTTCTTTTTTACTTGCTCTGAGATCGGCTAAATCATCGCCTTGAATGTCTCCGTCGTTGTCTACATCTAATCTTTTTTGATTGCCTTTTAATTCTTCTGCTGTATATTCTTCTAAGTCAATTGTATTTGTTTCTTGCATTATGTGGTGAATTAGTGGGAATAATTTTGATAGTTCTTCGTTAAATGAATTTTGAGTAAATTTTGATTTATATTCTTCCATTGTTACTGGATCAAGTTCTGATAGTAGTTCATCATTATGTTCTTGTTCGTTAAATTCTGCTATCCATGATTCGTAATGGTGACGTTTGCCTAATGCTTCTACTCTCATTTTTAGTTCGTTTAGTCGGCCTACAGCCCTTTCAGATATTCCAGTTGCATCGTCATTTAGAGTAGAACGTTGAATGTGTCTTTTAAATTCTTGTAGTTGAGCAATTTGTTCGCTCATTTTAATAATTGCCTTGCCGGCAGGGTCATGTGGAATGCCGCCGTGATCAACGTGTTGGGCCATGGCAAATGCACCTGCTGTATGAATAAAGGGATATTTAAATCTTTCCCCGTCTGCGTTTTCTATATAAATTGCTCTAATTTTTTTAGGGTTACTGCGTTCGCCCAAACGACGTTCGGCCATAGATTCCGAATGTCTTACAATAACTTGTGTTCTGCCTTTTACAGCACGGCTGGTTTTTTTAGAACTTTTTTCTAACATCCAGCGTGATTCGTTCATAGTAGTTGTCATAGGTTCTTCTTCCTTTGAAGATTGTTTACTGGCCAAATATTGGAAGTCGTTTTTATCTAAATTGTCTTTTGATATATCTCGAGTGTCAAATCTTAACAATCTACGCATGGCAAATTGTCTCATTTCTTTTAAGAATCTGAACCACACTTTTTTAGCAAGATCATCCTGACCTTCTGTTATGCCCTGACTGTAAAATATTTTTAAACTGCCCAAATCGTTTAGACTAATGCTTACACGACCTAAGTTTACATTTTCTCTTACAAAGTCAAAATCAAAAAATCTTGCTTCTGCAGGATCCATTGTGACCGTGCCGGTTTTATCGCCCATTTCTAAATTCTGAAATCGGCTGCGAACTTTATCAAAAAGATCTTGAGAAATTATTTGTATTGCTTCCATAATAGTATATTTATTAATAATTGCTTATATAAATGGGCATGGGCATGACGAATTCATCATCACGCTCTTCACGCAATTTATCATATATCGATGGGTCCCAATCTTGTAACATCATTATCATACGTAATGCTAATAATAAACTGCTGACCAGATCATCTGTAGATCCAACTTTTCCTTCAAAACTTATACCCTTGGCCACGAACGTTTTAAGTTCAGAAATAAGCGGTTTTGAGTGTAATTTTAATCTGTCACTTTCAATTAGGTGTTTTAATTTAGCACATATTGATATTTTGCTCGAATGGGTTGTGTTAAATCCTTTTCTAAATCTACGCACATGACCCTTTTTAATTGGTTCACTTAAGAAAAGTCCCGGGATAGTTTCTTCACCTATTTCACTAATTGCAACCAATGCTGCTTCACCTACAGCATTGTTTTCTACAGAATAATAAATGCTGGCTTGACTGCCTTTTGCTGAACATTCTTCATTAATATAGTTGCAAATATCTCGCAATATTCTTGCCTGTGCTTGCACTGTGGTTAAGTTATGTTGCCATTCTGCTACTTGTATTAATGTGGGAATTTCTATAACCTGTATAGCAGCAGGATCACCTCCTGTTCCCAAACTTGGATCTAATGCGATAATGTAGGTCATTGCAGGATTAATTTTTTTATACCAACGACATTGTCCCATCTTCATAAATGGTTCTTTTCCTTCTAACCCTGCTAATTTAATACTGTTAATTAAAGTCTCATCAAAGACTAAAAATTCACATTCGTGCTCACGTCTAAATCTTTCTTCACCAATTCTACTGCGTTCTGTTTCGGCCCATGTCTCATCTCTATCCGGGTGTTCAGTCCAATGTGCTTTAAAAGGAAAGAAACCATTGCGACCAACTTTAGTGGTATTTCCATGTTCGTCAAACTTCTTATTTGCTTCTTTCCAAATTAAAGCAAATTGATCTTCGTCCGAGTTAGGAGTAGAAGTGATAATGGCTTTACCGCCTGTGGCCAAAGTAGGAGAAATAGAAGTCCAAAATTCTGTTGCAATATTAGGCGGAACGAATGCAAATTCGTCAGCGTATAGTAATGACAAGCTCATACCACGACCTGTTGTTTCTGTAGTAGTTTGAGCAATAATTCTACTGCCGTTGTCAAATTCGATGCTTTCTTTATTGTAGCTGGTTACACCTGGTCTAATAAAGTCAGGGCATAATTCATATGCATAGCGTATACGTTGCATAATTTCTTTTGCGCCAGTGTATTTGTGTGCAGCAATTAATATTGTGCTGTCAGCAACAAACATAGCATACCAAAGTAAATATCCAGCAGCAGTAGTTGTTTTACCAGTTTGACGAGGTAATAAATTAACGTTAAATCTATGTTGATGGTAACTGTCAATTAATCTACGTTGGTAGTCAAAAGGTTCATATTTTAGTTTACCTTTAACTGGGTGTTGAATGTAAAAGAAGTTTTCAAGGAAATGATGTGGTCCGTTAAGTGGATCCATGCATTTTGCAAGATGTTCTAAATTTTCTTCTGTAAAACGTTGTGTAACGTGTGCTTGTTTTACAAGTTTTGAATCAAGAGTTTTGCTTGCCATAATGTGTATTTAATGAAAAAAATAGCCACCGAAGTGGCTATTTTGATTGTGTTAACGTAATTAACGTAGTCCAGCTAAACGTAAAATGTCTTGACTTTCAGAAGTAGCACCATAATTCATTTCATTTTTTATTCCTAGTGCATTTTCTACCTTATTAATTGCTGCTAGCATAATTGATTTCATTTCTTCAGGATTGTCTTGGGCAGCATCGGCTTCTGCTGATTGATATCTAAGAAATTGCATTATTTGACGTAATCTTTTTCCTTGAAATGGCAGTCTATCGGCATACGTATGAAACGTATCCATTACATTAACCCCTCGATTAACTTCATCTCTTAACTTGTTAAAAAAAGATTTTAATGACTCTATATTGCTAGAATCTTCTTCACCTTGCTCCATCATGTAGTCAAAGTTCCAGCCGTTGCCAGTCCATTGTGCCACAGCAGCATCCTCTTTACCGCCTTGGGAGTATTCTGCTTTTTCATATTCAGCTTCGCCTTCGTCATCGAATGGGCCTGCTACTGCCTGGTCTCCGTTTCCAACAACATAAAATTGTCCGGGAACAAGACCGGAGCTTTGATTTGCCGACTCGGCCGGCGGTGCGTCATTAGTTTCCGTTACAAACTTACGATATTCAGCCATAAGTTTTTGTTCCATTGGCATCGCTACTGGGTTATTCATATTATTTCTACCAACAGCAGCACCTGGCGCACCTGATTGATCTCTATTATGTTCTCTGCCTAACATTGCATCTTGGTCGTTACCAGGAACGGCAGTTGCATCTGCAGGGGTATTGTCATATTCGTCTACTTTTTCTTCGTCGTCAGCTGGTTCTTCAGTATCACTGTCATCCGAAGGATTTAATTTATCCATCATAGAACGCATTATGGATGGTTCGTCACTTCCCATTTCTGGTTCTTGGGCAGGTTCCATATCGACTACTGCAACTCCGTTTGCACCACCCATTGGTTCTCCCATGGGCATTTCGCCGCCGGCTCTACCTGCTAATGTCATAATGTCTTTTAACATTGAGCTAAGTTCTTCACCAGTTGCTGCTGTCATGTTAATGCTGGCAGGGCTGTGTGGTTGACTGCTCATTCCTCCCATCATACCACATTCTTCTAGACTTTCTTCCACTTGGTCACGCCAAGCTAATCCCCCAGTTTGCTGCTTAGGTTTCTCAACAGCTATGGTAAATTTTCCACCAACTGGTTGAGAAAAATGCCAACCTTTATCTCTAAATAAGTTATAGTACGGTGTAATAACAGAATCTGGATTTATATTTGTACTCTTTGTCCAAATTTCAATTGAGTCGTCTTTATTATATCTATAATCAAAATAGGATCTGCCGTACTCTTTACCTAATGCATCAAGAATTTTTTGAGCATATTGACTTGTAGCCTGAGCATCGATTTCAGGTGCTGAGCCTTCCGCCACGCCTTGTTGTCTAGCTACTCGTTTTGCTACTGGATCGTCCGGTGTTCCATAAGTTCCTGGATAAAGGTCATATCCGTGTTTTCCACCCTTTGCCACAGCTTTATCTATTCCTGCTGCTCGTTGTCGGCTGAATTTAGCGTAAGGTTCTGCTTCGCCACTGTATTTTACTTTAGGATCGGTCCAGTTAGAGTTTCTATAGTATTCTGATTCGCGGTCCGCCGCCCTGCGATCCAATGCCTTGGCCGCGCTCCCTGCCCAGTTACCTTGTCCTGCTGCTTTTCTAGCATAATTACTTAGGGTTTGTGGACTTAGTTCATCCAGTTGGCCTTCCGCTACACCTTGTTTAACAATATTAGGATTTTTTGCGTCAAGTTCAGCAAGACGTTTTAATACATCGATCATTTGCATGTTATTTTCCTTTGCCGCTAACTGGGCCTAATTTATTTCCATCAGAATCAGTATTAAATTTTGCTGCCTCTGTGGTAGGAATTTGTTCACCACGTTCTTTACGTTGAAGTTTGAGAATGTCATTTAATTCTTTAACAAATCCGCTGTTGTATTTGTCACCATAGTAATCTTCAAATTTAGGACTACCTGCTTCTTTATAGTCAGGGTCTGTTAGCAATGCACCTTCTCTTTTTTTATCTTCAACATGTTGATATTCTTCGCTAGGTTCGCCAGGGCGACGAACTGCAAGATGTGCTTTACTAATTCCACAATTATTAGAAATGTATTCAGTTAGTTCAAACTGTGTTGTAGGATAATCTAAAGTAACTTCGTAGATACTAACTTCACAATTTTTAACTTGAGGGAAATCTAAAGGCAATTCTTGAATAGGAGTCTTGCCTGCTTTTTTCCAACTGCTAACAGCATACTTTTCTAATACTTTTTTAAGATTAGTTTCTTGTTCAGCAGTGACATCTCCTGCAATTTTGATGCGGAAATCGTATTGCTTTTTGCCTTCGTTAAGATGTTCTTTAAATGATTTCATAGTTAATTATTTATTCAAATTCTTAAGTTTTTCGAGGATGCTATTGCGATCTGTAACAATGTATCCTTCTCCCTCTAAAGTTTCACCATCTTTACTATGTTTTTTATCTATGGCTAATTTTTTAAGTTGTAGATCAACCATTTTTAATTTTTTATCAATCTTGGCTGATTTTGCCTGTATTGCAGCATTCATCATTTGTGCTGCTACTTCAAACATTCTTGCACCATATCGTTCTTCTACATTCATACCCAAATCCATTAGATCATCATAGGCTTTTTCTGCTTTGCTGGCTAATGCATCAAGCTCAGTATCAGCCATATCGCCTAAGCCTTTTACTCTGGGTAATGCTGATGCAATTTTATCAAATTCTTCTAATTTTTCTTGCAGATCTAAAACAGGAACTTGAACGGGCGTTTCTTGTTCCGGTGTGATTATAGTTTCTTGCTCAGTAGGTGCAATATTTAAAATTTCTTCAAGTCTTTTTGTCATAATGTTTACTTATCGTCTCTTACCCGGTTTTGAAAAAATATCATGTTCATTAATCACTCTGAATTTTATACCTGATTGTTTAGCCCATTTTCCTGCTGCTTCCCATTTTGCCATATTTTTTACAAACTGTGCTTGATTGTAGGGATTGCGGCCCACACGTTCTTTCAACATTTGATTTGCAGGTTTTATCTCTATAATTTCTGCATGTTTTTTCATATTTTGATCTACATAGACAATGAAAAAATCTGGCACATATACTGTTTGTTTTCCCGTCAAAGGATCTCTATAGGGGATCTTAACACTTTCGCTGGCCCATTGTTGTATACTGGGATTGTTATCGCAGAACATCATAAATGTGTGTTCCCAACTGCTGCGATATTTAGGCAATCCTGTTCCTATGTATTTTTCAGGATTGCGTATTTTATAAGTTCCTTGGGCAAATTTAAGGGACATATTTTTCAAAGAACAAATCTAATTCGTAAAAGGCATTTATATGAAACAATGAATCAGAAGTTGAAAATTCTAAAGTAAACACTGTTGAGGTATTTGCAGGAATTATGTAAGGACCAGGAACTAGAATAATTTGATTAACAGGAACTGAAGGCACACAACCTAAATCTCCACCAGTTGATGTTGCTCTTCTAATTAATGTTCCATTTAAAAATAATCGCATATTTTCAAATCCAGGATCTTCTGCTTCTCCAAATCCTGTTAGTGTAGGATTAAATTTATAAACGTCTGCTCCTGTTATTATAGTTGCGGTTGCTGTTCCTCGTTGAGTAAAATTATTTACACCGCCGCAATTTCCACTATCTTGAACAGTAAATCTAATTCTTCTTCCGCTGTTTAAAATTTGCCAGCCTCCAGCCGGTCCTGCAACTAATCCGTCCTGGATTGTAGACCAACTTAATGCAACATCAACAATTTCTCGTGATGTGTCGTCGATATTCGTAGTAGTAGACGCAATGACCGTAGATGTATCTGTAGTTTTAGTTACATCAAATACTAAAGTTTCCGTTCCTTCTGTTGACAAATCGGCCAAAATAGTCTTAGTAACTGTTGCAGAGTTATTAACAATAACAGTTAATCCATTTATTGTTGCAGGAGATATATCTGCCGGTGATCCTGTTCCGGAAAGTTTCCAGTAAAGTTGTGTATTTGTAGGAACATTTTGTGTGATTATAGTAAATGTAACTGTGCTACCTTCGCTAATAGTCGAAGTAGATGCATACACATTATAAATTGGTTTTGAAGTATCTTTAATTAACGTAGAAGTTGTTGCTACAATTGGACCTACCGGTGATCCTTTTCTTACTATAAAATTTAATGTCTCGTCATCTTCTTCTAAAATGTCATTGGCTAATGTTCTTGTAATAGAAAAAGTTTCTTCTTCTAAAATTATTGACCCATTAATTGTTGCTCCGCCAAAATCATTTTGATTTATTCCGCCGCCGTTAAGTTCCCAATTTAACAATGTTCCGGTGTGACATTTTGTAGTGGTTACTAAAAATGTAATCGATTGTCCTTCATTAATAGTTGCAGTTGATGCAAATGCAGAAAAAGAACCTCTAGTATATGGTGATATACCTACTATATTTCTTTGAATTTCTTTATTAGATCTAAATGGTTGTGAAATTCCCAGGCTGCTAGTTTTGAATCTGTTATAGTTAAGTATTTCAGATACTAATCCTGATATTTCTACATCAGACAGTCCTCTTAATGTGTCAATAATTTTTAAAGGATTATAACCATCTTGTTTTGCTTGAGTCATTATAATTGTAGAAATTGACTCGGCAGCAGATTGTTGAAATCCTCTATTAGTAAAAAAACCAACTATTGCAGCATAAGCTGTTGCATTTAATTCTACGGGTTGAGCAAAATATGCATTAAATGCTTGAACTGTTGAATCTAATTGAGGTCTTGAATTTAGGGGGAGATTAGAATATGTAGTCATTTAGCCTCCGCCGCGAATTTTTGGAAATATGAGTGCAGCAGGGTTCGCTCTAATTTTGCCATCAACACTAGTGTTTAATCCTTTAAATATGTTTATGCCTACTCCACCAGGCAAACTAAAAATTCCGGCTTGATCCTGACTAGGAGGAGGTTCGCTATATTTTCCAGAGCCGGAAGATCCTAATGCTCCTAGCACGCCTGCTGCAATATTATATCCCGGACCTTTGACTCTACCGACACCTTTTTTGTTTAATTGATTCTTTAATAGTATTGTTGCTATATCTAAAATAGGATTTCTTGCTTGATAATTACCGCCAATTGTTCCGTATATTCTTGCTTTACCGGGTTGATCGAATGCTGTTGATCCTCTGGAATAATTAGGTTGATTTGCAGTGCTACCACCCACTGATAACGGACTAGGTGTTGTATCATAATATACTACTGCAAAATCATCGGGACTTTCGCCTGCTTTAATTTGTCCTTGATTATAAAATACATTTTCATATGCAATAGACATTCTATTTTGTAAGATTTTATTGCCTTCTGCTTGGTTTAATGAATCATGACTCCACTCTGTGATTTTAGGATTAATTAATGTAATTTGAGTAAATTGTTGTTGATGTAACACATATAAATCAATTGATTTAAAGAAAGGGTCTAATCCTTCATTAAATCCATATCTACCATATTGGTAATCAGTTGTTCCATATTTTGTGTCTCTATACGCAGCAGGTCTTTCATTACGTACAGATTCTCCTTGAGCAGATCCTCCATAATTGCTATCATAGT